GGTCCACAAGGTGCTCTTGGTCCACAAGGTGCTCTCGGTCCTCAAGGTGCTTTTGGTCCTCAAGGTGCACAAGGACACCAAGGTGCACAAGGACACCAAGGTGCTCTCGGTCCACAAGGTGCTCTTGGTCCACAAGGTGCTTTTGGTCCACAAGGTGCTTTTGGTCCACAAGGTGCACAAGGACACCAAGGGTTCCAAGGACACCAAGGGTTCCAAGGACATCAAGGGTTCCAAGGACATCAAGGGTTCCAAGGACACCAAGGTGCCACTGGTCCTCAAGGTGCTCTTGGTCCAATTGGAAACCAAGGTCCAATTGGAAACCAAGGTCCAACTGGAAACCAAGGTGCCACTGGTCCACAAGGTGCTCAAGGACGTCAAGGTTTCCAAGGGCATCAAGGTTCTACTGGTCCAACTGGAAACCAAGGTCCAACTGGTCCACAAGGGTTGGCTTCTTCGACAGATGTATTTGCAAATAGACTAAGCGTTGGCACTCAAGCCCATGGTGTACAGGGTGAAATTCGCGCAACGAATAATATTACTGCATACTATTCATCAGATAAACGACTCAAGGAAAACATTCGCCGCATTCAAAATGCTCTTGAACTTATCAAGGCTATTGACGGTGTTCGCTACGATTGGACTGATGATTATATCAAGGAACACGGCGGTGAAGATGGATACTTTATTCGTAAGCAAGATGTTGGTTTGATCGCGCAAGACCTTCAAAAAGTCTTGCCAGAAATTGTTGTTGAGCGTCCAGACGGATATCTTGCTGTTAAATACGAAAGAGTCGTTGCGTTGCTTCTTGAAGCACTCAAAGAACTTGATGCAAAAGTTGATGCATTAATCCAGACGAGAAGATAAAATGCCATATGCAGAGTTAACAGTAGATCAAGGCGCGACATTTGAATCGAATATCGATCTCGTCGACGACGATGGAGTAGCAATCAATGTTGCTGGTTACATATTTTCAGGTCAGATCAGAAAGTCTTATTATTCTTTAAATCCTACTGCCAATCTAACAATTACGGTTGTAAATTCAGCCAACGGGAATGTAAATATTACCCTAAATGCTGCTACAACAACGAATATTAAGGCAGGTCGATATCTATACGACGTTAAAATGAAGGATACTGCAAATGTGGTAACACGTATTGTAGAAGGTATTATAACTGTAACTCCGCAGGTTACTAAATAATGAAGATTACCGTTTCAAACAAGAATAAAGTCGGTCGAGTAACTTTTAATAAAATCGCTCAAGTTGGTTCAATTGGACTCAATCAAGTGAGTGACGTGACTGTTACGGGTCAGGCAGAAGGCGACGTTTTAGTTTATCAGTCAAATACATCAACTTATGTAGTGAAATCTCTACCAAAAGTTGATGGAGGAACATATTAATGTCAACACTAGTTCAAATTAAAAGATCAACTGCGAATACGACTCCAGGTTCATTACTTGAAGGCGAATTAGCGTATTCCTATGTAAGTAACGTTATGTTCATTGGCGACACTGCCAATGGAGTAATGAATATTGGTGGGCAATACTACACCAATCTGATTGACAATGCCTCTGCTGCAAATGGTGCAAGCACCTTTATGCGTCGTTACGCAAATGGTAGAGTTCAACTTGCGCAAGGCGACATTTTAGTCGCACCAACTGCAAACTCTCATATTGCAACTAAAGAATACGTTGACACTGTTGCTCTTGGTAGCGTTGCTCTTGATAATCTAACAGACGTAACAGTTGTTGGTGTTGCAGCTGATCAAAACAATAGACTTCTTATTGGTCAGGCAAATGGTCAATACGTTACAACTGGCGTAAGCGGAAATGTATCTCTTTCAAATACTGGCGTCTTCACGATTGGTGCTGATCAAGTTACCAATGCAATGCTCGTCAATGATGCAGTCACTGTCACGGCTGGTGCTGGTCTTGCTGGCGGTGGTTCAGTTGCTCTTGGCAGCACAATCACACTCGATGTTGTTGCTGGTGATGGTATCGCTAATACTGGAGATGTGATTGCTGTTGATTCAACGGTTGTACGCACTAGCGGTACTCAAACGATCAATGGTAATAAAACTTTCGCAAATACCATCAATTTTGATCAAGGTATTAATGTAACTGGTAACATTTATTTAAATGGTAACACAACATTCATTAATGTTGCGACGTTGAATGTTACTGACCCATTAATTTATCTTGGATCAAATAATACGATTAATGACACAGTTGATATTGGATTCGTTGCATCTAAAAATAGTGGTGCATTAGTAACACATACTGGTCTTGCTCGAGATGCTTCCGACGCCACTTGGTATTTGTTCGATAACTTACCAGATCCAGGTCACGAAAGCAACATTATTGATTTTGCAAATACAACATATGCTCTATTGCGTGCTAATCTAGACGCGCAATCTGCAAATGTTAACGCACTAACAGTTGACAACTCATTGCTTGTAACTGGCGACGCAACTGCGAATACTATTAAACTAACTCAAAATGCTATCAAGAATTCTGATGGCAATACGCTAATTCACTTTAATGGTGCTAATGTTCGTTTACCAAATACCAGTGGTGCGCTTGACGTTTACAGCGGTGAACTTCGTGTACAAGGAACAACATTCGTACAAGCAACAGGCGCGAACGTTCAAGTTCTTGGAGACTTGACAGTAAGTGGTGGTGACATTCTTTCAACTGCCACAGCAAATCTCTTAAACACAACATCTACCACAATTAATTTTGGTGGTGGTGCATCCACAATCAAGGTTGGTGCCTCTGGTAGTACAACAACATTTGCTGGAGATGTGAATGTTGATGGTGGAGATTTGAGTGGTCCATCATCATTTAATCTCTTGAACATCACTACTGATATTATTAACTTCGGTGGCGTTGCGAATACAATTAATATTGGTCATGCCCTTGGTGGTAGCACTGTTAATGTTAAGAGTAATCTTGTTACAGCTAACTTTAGTGCAACATCTGCAAACATTGGATCACTAACACTAACAACGCCGCTTGGTGTTGGTTCTGGTGGTACTGGTAAGGCAACGTTGACGTCTAACGGCGTGTTTTATGCAAATACGACATCAAGTTTTGCGTTTGCAACAGGTACAGAGGGGCAAATCCTTCAAATTTCTTCAGGAGTTCCAACATTTGCTACACTAGATGGTGGCTCCTTCTAATAGGAGTGTGTTATGAATGATCAACAATTTGTTAATGAATATATTCGGGTTTTAAATGAGACATTAAGCGAGGCATTCAACAAAAACCTTGTAATGCAAGCACAGTTGGCTGTCTCTAAGAAAGTTGGAGATAAAACTGCAGAGTTGGAAGCAAAACTACAAAATTTGACTAATTTGTCTTCAGACAATAATGCTTTGCAATCTCAGATTGGTGCACTTACATCGCAACTGGAGCAAACAAGATCTAGTTTAGAACAGAGAACATCTCATACAGAAACATTTAAACGCGATCTTGTTGATGCCAGAAATCAACTTAAAAATGCACTTGACAATCTAGAAAAAGAAAGATTATCTCATAATGCCAAGGTTGACTCGCTAAACGTTGAAATTGAATCACTGAAGAAAGAAGTAGAGGAGCTGAAATCCAAAAAGAAGAAGAATGGAAAGGTTCTAAATACTTTAGAAAATTCAATTTACGTTAGCAATGACACCTTTTAATGGCAACAACAATACGACTTAAAAAATCTGGCGCAACTGGAAATGTGCCATCAAACACTGAACTTGAGTTCGGTGAACTTGCGCTCAACTACGCAGATGGTGTCCTGTACTATAAAAATAATACGGGTACTGTTTCTCAAATCTCTGGTAGTTCAGCAAACACATTTGAAACAATCAATGCAAATGGCACTCTATTAATTCCAGACTCAAATACTGATATTCTTTCAGTTGGATCTGGTCAAGGTATTCATATTACTGCAAACTCTTTAACTGACACATTATCAATTGGTGTTAGATTTAATGACACAGTCACCAGTAATTCAGTAGAAACTGCAGCAACTGCAAATTCAGTAAAAATTGCATATAATCAAGCATCATTAGCATATGCAAAAGCAAATGCTCCAATCACAGTCAAAGAAATTTATGCAAGCAATTCTAATGTTGTAAACACGTTTGCAAATATCAGCACAATTCAATTCGATGCTGATTCTGGTATGGCAGTCGTTGATGAAGGAAACAACGCTGTCACAATTCAACTTAACAGTACATTTAAAACTTGGAATATTAATGGTGGTCCAGGGCTTGTTGCATTTGGATTAGACACTGTTAACTTTGTTTCTGCCAATGGTATCAGTCTTTCTGCGAATAATCTAAGTTCTCCAAAGAGATTTACTATCGATGCACCAGAACTAGCAAATGCTTATGATAAAGCAAATAGTGCATCCAGTCTGGCAGAATCTGCTATTGCTGAAGCAGAAGATGCGGCAAATACGGTACAAGTTCTTAAGAATAATAGCGTAGTTGCATCTAGATCAAATCTAAATTTCAAGGACACTGCTACGATTAATGTCTCTGCAACTTCTGTCACTGGAAAAGTTAATCTAGAATTCTCTGTCAATACAACTGGCTCTGGTATTGTAACCGCACAACAAACTGCGCAAAATGCATACGCTCAAGCCAATCTTGCATATACTGCAGCAAATAATTCAAATCTTCTTTCAGGTGGTTTGATCAGCGGATCACTTAATATTAGCGGTGATTTGAATGTTACGAGTGGTAACATTTATCTATCTGGTAACACAACCTTCATCAACGTAGCAACATTCGTTGTTGATGATGCGTTAATTTATCTTGGTGCAAATAATACAATTAACGACACAGTTGATCTTGGATTTGTTGCTGCAAAAAATAATGGTCCGCAAACAACACATACTGGTCTTGCTCGCGATGCTTCCGATGGCAATTGGTACTTGTTTGACAATTTACCAGACGCAGGGCATCAATCAAATATTATTGATTTTGCTAATACCTCTCTTGCAACTCTTGTTGCTAACGTTGAAGCGAATACACTCACAGTTGTAAATGGCGTCACTGGCAACGTCAATTTTGATTCTGGAACATTGTTTGTCGATACTGTTAATGATAGAGTTGGGTTGAACACAAATAATCCTACTACTACGTTGCACATAAAAGTTGATAATGCTAAAGGAATAAGAATTGATGCAAATGCAGGACATCCTGCACTTTGGTTCACTGAAAGCGGTGTTGATAAGTGGAGCCTCAGTTCTAATTTAAATTCTGACAGTGCTTTTGTTATAAGACAAAGCGGTATTGCAGATAGAATTGTTGTAGTTCCTGGTGGTAATACTGGTATTGGATTAACTCCAACAGAAAAATTAGATGTCAATGGTTCGACAAAAGTAAATGGATCAATTCATCTGACGAATACTGCAAGTGCAGATATTGTCTCTACAATAAGATCTGCCACACATGTTGCTGCTACAAGCAATGTTGAAGTTTCAATAGACACATTCCCATCAGCAACTTATCGTTCTGCTAAATATCTCGTGCAGATGACAATTTCTGGTGGCTATCATGTTCTTGAGTTAAATTTAATTCATGATGGTAGCACTGTGTTTATCACACAATATGGTGAACTCAAGACAAATGGTTCTCTTGGAACCTTTGATGCGAATATTAATAGCGGAAATGTTCGTCTATTATTCACTCCAACAAATAATAACACTACGGTGAAATTGCATAGAGTCGTAATTGCAGTCTAAAAATAAAAAAGAGCAAAGGGGAAAGTGAACCTGAGCCATGGCAGATAATACACCGTTTACAGTCAAAAATGGATTAAAAGTTGGCACAGTTGATGTGATCGACTCCTCAGGCAATTGGGTTGGTCCAAGCACAAACATCACAGGATTTGCAGGTTTTCAAGGAGCAACTGGTCCAAATGGACAGGCTGGTGCACCAGGAATTGCAGGTGGACCAGGAAATACACAAGGTGCTCAAGGTCCACAAGGTGCACCAGGTTCACAAGGTGCACCAGGTTTTGATGGGGTTGGTGGCAATCAAGGTGTTGCAGGATTCCAAGGATTTTCAGGTCCAAATGGGTTTCCTGGCGATCAAGGTCCACAAGGATTTACTGGTGTTCAAGGATCAACTGGATCAACAGGTGCAGAAGGATTTCAAGGAAATCAAGGCACTGCAGGTGCACCAGGTTTTGCAGGTTTTCAGGGTCCACAAGGATCAGCTGGTGCGGCAGGAGTTCAAGGATTCCAAGGAACAAATCCAGTAGGATTGCAAGGCACAGCTGGTAATCAAGGAAACCAAGGTGATGCTGGTGGTCCTGGACCTGCAGGATCTGCTGGTGCAGCTGGTCGACAAGGTGTGACTGGTCCACAGGGTGCTGCTGGTGTTCAAGGTGCAACTGGTACAGCTGGTCCGCAAGGTCCACAAGGAACACCTGGATTGGCTGGATTCCAGGGAAATCAAGGTGATGCTGGTTTGGGGGGAAATACTGGAGTTGCTGGATCTCAGGGTTCAGCAGGAGCTGCTGGATTTCAAGGAAATCAAGGAGCTGCAGGGTTTCAGGGAAGAGCAGGGTTCCAAGGAAATCAAGGAGCACAAGGCGCAACAACTGGCACAACTGGTGCGCAAGGCAATCAAGGTGCTGCTGGATTTCAAGGAAATCAAGGAGCTGTAGGTGCACAAGGAAATCAAGGCGCTGCTGGGTTCCAAGGAAATCAAAGTGCAGTTGCAGGTGCGCAGGGTCGTGTTGGGGCACAAGGAAACCAAGGTGGAGTTGGTCCACAAGGCAATCAAGGTGCAGCAGGATTTACGGGAGATGCAGGATTTCAAGGAAGACCTGGATTTCAAGGTATTGGTGGCGTTCTAGGAAATACAGGCGGCACAGGTCCAATTGGACGTAATGGGTTTCAAGGGCGTGCAGGATTCCAGGGAAATCAAGGTGGTGTTGGACCAACAGGATTTCAAGGTTTTGTTGGTAGAACAGGTGCACAAGGAAATCAAGGTGGTGCAGGTCCAACAGGATTCCAAGGATACACAGGTAGTACACCAGCATACTCTTATACATTAAGCGGTGGTGTAATTCGTGCTCCAGGTGATTTAAATTATTACTATAAAAACACTGGCGGCACTGGGTGGGATGGACAAGTATATTCAAACACTGGATACAATAGTGGTGCATTTGTCTCATTTAGAAGAAATACTGCAACAAATTATGTGATGATGGGATTGAACACCGATCCAGCAGCAGACGCAAGTTACGGATCAATCGATTATGCATGGTATCCATACTATAATGGTGGTGTGCAAATTTATGAAAATGGTACATATATCGGTGAATTTTTCGGTACTTATGATTCAAATACAAGATTTTTAATTACTTACGACAATTCATATGTTCGTTATTGGATTAATGAAGTATTGTATAGAGAAGTATCTGTTGGTTCTGGAATCACATATTACATGGACTCGAGTTTTTATTATGTTGAGACTTCTGGATTTAGCCAAGTAGGATTTGGACCAATATCAGCATTTCCTGCTCGTGGCGCAACTGGTCCAGGTGGAAACACAGGTCCAGCTGGAAATCCAGGAGGACCAGGAAACACAGGTCCAGCTGGAAATCCAGGAGGACCAGGACCAACTGGTTTTACAAGTTTCGCACCAGGTCCAGCAGGGTTTCAAGGATATCAAGGATTTCAACAAGACATACTTGACTTTCTTAGTGTTCGAGGACCCCAAGGTCCATCTGGTCCACCTGGACCACAGGGTGCTCCAGGTCCTACAGGAAACCCAGGAGGTACTGGTCCGCAGGGTACAGCTACTGGCACTCAAGGATTTCAAGGACGTCACGGTGGTGGATTTGGTACTTTAGGTTTTTATGCTAATCAAAGGGGTGCATACGGAACTGGTGGATTAACTGGTGGAACTGCAGTTGTAGTCAGCATTGTTCCTGCAGGTTCATTGTTTGCAACTGGATCTATCATTGCAGCTTACTCTGATAAGAGATTGAAAACAAATATTGCACCAATCGACAATTCAATTTCTAAATTGAATGCAATGAGTGGAATTGAATATAACTGGAATGATCTTGGAAAGAAATTTGGTTGGCAATCAGAAGCAAGAGAGGTTGGATTGCTCGCACAAGAAGTTCAAGCACAATTACCAGAAGCAGTAGATAAAATGCTTGAAGTTGATGGTGTTGATTACTATACGCTACATTATCAAAAAATTATTCCACTCGCAGTTGAAGGAATTAAAGAACAACAAACACAGATTTTTAGAATTATAGATAAAATGAAGGCGAAGGGTTTACTTGAACCAAAATTTGACAGCAATACATTTAATTACAAAGCATCAGTCTAATGGCAGCAAATAACGTTCCATTTATTGTTTTAAACGGTCTTTCTGTTGGAACAGAAAGCATTGTCGCGTCAAATGGCGTTTGGATTGGTGCAACTACAAACATTCGTGGACCTCAAGGTCCACAGGGTGCATCAGGTTCGCAAGGAAATGCTGGACCGCAAGGATTTCAAGGATTTGATGGTGCGCAAGGTGCTACTGGTGCACCTGGACCTGCAGGAGTTCCAGGCGTGCAGGGTGTGCAGGGTGCACAAGGAGCGATTGGACATCAAGGCAATCAAGGTCCACAGGGTCCACAAGGTGCACAAGGCGCTGCAGGTTTTCAGGGTTCACAAGGTTATCAAGGAATTCAAGGTTTAATTGGATTCCAGGGTCCACAAGGATCAGCTGGTGCACAAGGTGCACAAGGTCCACAGGGTCCGCAAGGAAATTCTGGTGTGGCTGGATTCCAAGGAATTCAAGGTCCACAGGGTGCAGTTGGAGAAACAGGTCCACAGGGTGTTGCAGGGTTTCAAGGTTTTGCTGGAAAATTTGGGCTTGATGGCGCACAAGGTCCACAAGGTCCACAAGGTTTTCAAGGCACAGAAGGATCACCTGGTGCTCAAGGATTCCAAGGAACTGCACCTCCAGGATTGACAGGGAATGCTGGAGTTAATGGATTTCAAGGTCCACAAGGTGCAGTTGGCGCTCAAGGAAATCAAGGAGTTGCTGGGTTCCAAGGTCCAGTGGGTGATGCTGGTGTCCAAGGTCCACAAGGGAATGTAGGTGCACAAGGTCCACAAGGTGCTCAAGGAAACCAAGGTGGTGTTGGACCTGCAGGTGCACAAGGTGCTCAAGGTAATCAAGGTCCATCAGGCGCACAAGGAAATCAAGGTGGCGTTGGCGCACAAGGCAATCAAGGTGCTCCAGGTGCTCAAGGAAATCAAGGTGGAGTTGGTAATCAAGGTCCACAAGGCAATCAAGGTCCACAAGGAAATGTCGGCGCGACTGGAGCAAGTCCAGTTGGGTTTCAAGGAAGACAAGGATTCCAAGGAAATCAAGGATCTCAAGGTCCACAAGGTGCACAGGGTGTACAAGGTGTTGCTGGTAAATCTGGATTCCAGGGTGCACAGGGCGCGCAAGGTGTTCAAGGAAACCAAGGTGGTGGTGGACCATCAGGATTTCAAGGAAATCAAGGTCCACAAGGCAATCAAGGTCCAGTGGGCAATGTCGGTACAGCAGGTGCTCAAGGTAATAATGGTCCAACTGGAAATACTGGACCGCAAGGTCCCGCAGGTGCACAAGGATTTTCAGGATTTCAAGGCAACGTTGGTAGTACTGGTAATCCTGGTGCACAAGGACCAGTAGGCAGTCCAGGTCCACAAGGTCCATCAGGAAATCCAGGTCCACAGGGTCCGCAGGGTGCTGAAGGTGCAGTTGGTGCACAAGGTCCACCAGGACCAACAGGAAATCAGGGTGGCACAGGTCCAACTGGAAATCCAGGACCAACAGGACCAACAGGTCCACAAGGTCCAGCTGGTGCACAAGGTCCACAAGGTCCACAAGGTGCTACAGCGACTAGTACTACTGTTAATAATCAAAGCATTTCTGACAATTTTTCTGTTGGAACTCAAGCAGTTGGTCCAACTGGTGAAGTTCGAGCAACTGGTAATATTGATCAAAGCGTTTCCGATCAGAGATTGAAAGGTAATGTAAATATTATTACTGATGCTGATAAAAAGTTATACACTTTAAATGGTGTGTTCTATAGAATTAATGATCTTGCAAGACAATTTGGTTATCAAGACGATTCAAGACAAGTTGGACTAATTGCACAAGAAGTGCAAAAAGTTCTTCCAGAAGTTGTCACAATTGCTCCAATTGATGCTGGACCTGGCGGACAAAGTCGAACTGGAGAAAATTACTTAACATTGCATTATGATCGAATTATTGCATTGATTGTTGAAACAATTAAAATTCAACAAAAAGAAATAGACGAATTAGAAACATTAGTGGATACGATGTAACATGGCAACAAACTCACCATTCATTGTCAAAAACGGAATTAGAGTTGGAACTGCAAACACTGTTGCAGCAAATGGTGTTTGGGTCAGTAATCCATCGTCTTATGCGGGCAATCAAGGTCTTGGTGGTTCACAAGGCGCAGCTGGTGCTCAGGGTCCACAAGGTCCACAAGGTCCAGCACCAGCTGGTGTTGATGGTTTTCAGGGAGCACAAGGCGCACAGGGTGCACAAGGTGCTGCTGGTCCACAAGGTCCACAAGGTAATCCAGGATTAACTGGAACATCACCTGTTGGTGCACAAGGAGCACCAGGAGCGCAAGGAAATCAAGGAGCTGCAGGTTCGCAAGGTCCACAAGGCTCTGCTGGTGCAACTGGTCCACAGGGAACAAATCCAATAGGAGTTTTTGGTGATGAAGGATTCCAAGGTCCACAAGGCTCTTCTGGTGCACCAGGATTTCAAGGTGCTCAAGGAAATGTAGGAGCACAAGGAAATCAAGGCGCGCAAGGATTCCAAGGTCCACAAGGTCCACAGGGTGGTGCGGGTGCACAAGGAAATCAAGGTCTTGGTGGATTAGATGGACCTCAAGGAAATCAAGGTGCTGATGGTCCACAAGGTCCACAAGGTGCAGAAGGGTTTCAAGGTCCACAAGGCTCTGCTGGTGCACCAGGATTTCAAGGCAATGTTGGTCCACAAGGTCCACAAGGTGGTGCTGGGGCACAAGGTGCACAAGGTGGAACTGGAGCAACAGGATTTACAGGCAACACTGGTGCAACTGGTGATACTGGAGCTGCAGGATTCCAAGGTGTCATAGGTCCACAAGGTGGCGCTGGACCTGCAGGATTCCAGGGAAATGTTGGAGCCGCAGGATTTCAAGGGAATGTCGGAGCTGTAGGATTCCAAGGAAATGTTGGAACAATTGGTTCTCCAGGTCCACAAGGTGCTGCAGGAAATCAAGGTGCAGCAGGGTTTCAAGGAAACACTGGTCCACAGGGTCCACAAGGCGCTCAAGGAAACCAAGGTGGAGTCGGTGCAACAGGAAACACTGGACCACAAGGCATTCAAGGACCAGCTGCAACTGCATCAGTTATCTCATATTCAGGATGGACGACAGGATCTGGCAGCTCTCCAGGATTTAATCAAAATGGTTCAACGGACGAAAACGAACGAGTAAATGCCACAGATCCGTTTGGAAATTCTGCAGTTGTTTGGGAAACTAGACCAAATGGAACTGCTGCAGATGATGGTGGCTGGAACACATCATCGTTTGCCATAGATCGCACAAAAAGATATCGTTTCTCTGTTTGGGTGAGGCGCACATCCTCAACTTCAGGTGGAACTTTTTATCTTGGTGTTTATGGTTTAGATTCTGGTGATAGTAATATTGGTGTTAAAAGAAATGATAATGGTGCGACTGAAACGAATCCATATTGGGAATGTTCTGGCACAAGTAAATTTACACAAAACGTTTGGTATCTTGTTGTTGGTCACGTTTTTCCATTTGGATCTACAGAAAATGGCGCACATCCAGAATCGGGAATCTACACTGTTGCTGGTGGCACAACAATTCAACTTGGATTAAACTTCTGTAATATTGGCGCAGATGTTCAGTGGGTTTCTGCATCTGCAGCAAGAGCATTACATAGAACATATCATTACTATTGCGCAGATAGCACAACACGATTGCAGTTTGCATATCCTCGTGTCGATCTTTGTGATGGTACTGAACCACCAATCAATGAATTAGTCGTAAAAGAAAGTCCTCTTGCAAGATATGGTCCGCAAGGTCCACAAGGAAATCAGGGTCCACAAGGATCAGCGGGAAATGTTGGACCTACAGGATTCCAAGGAAATCAAAATAATCCTGGTCCTCAAGGAAACACAGGCAATCAAGGTCCTGCAGGGTTCCAAGGAAATCAAGGCGGTGGAGGGACCACAGGTCCAACAGGTGCACCTGGACCACAAGGTGCAAGAGGAAACCAAGGTCCACAAGGTGGAGTAGGTGCAACAGGACCAACTGGTGCTACAGGAAATCCTGGACCCACTGGTCCACCAGGTTCACCTGGTCCCAATGGTCCACCAGGTCCACAAGGTCCAGCGGGATTTCAAGGACCACCTGCAATCGCAGGATTCCCAGGACCATCACCTACAGGTGCAACAGGTCCAACTGGATCCCCTGGACCCCCTGGACCCCCTGGACCACCAGGAAACTCAGGTCCTCTAGGAAGACAAGGCATTGGGCAAGGTAGTGTTAATAGAGTTGGTGGCAGATTTCATCTTACATTTAATGGTGGTGTTCAAATCTCACCATCTGGTGTTCAAGGTCAAATTCGAATGATGAGCACCTATACGCAAAATTATTCAGATGCTCGACTTAAAGAAATTATTGGATTAGTGGAAGATCCTCTAAACAAAATTAAACAATTAAGTGGCGTATATTATCATGAGAATGATCTTGCGCGCAAATACGGATATAATAGTACTGAGAGAAAAGTTGGATTAATTGCTCAAGATTTAGAAAAAGTCTTGCCAGAAGCAATTCATATTGCTCCATTTGACGCAGATGAAAACGATAATAGTGTCTCAGGTGAGCGATATCTGACTGTTAAATACGAGAGAGTTATTCCTCTATTAATTGAGTCTTTGAAAAAACAGAAAGAGCAAATTAATTATCTAAGAAGTCTGTTAATGAAACAGGCAGTTGTAACTAACAAGTGAGGTTTTTATGAAGGGTGAGTGGTGTTATTTTAAATCATATCTAAGTCCACAATTTTGTCAAAATTTAATCAATGATGCTCTTCAAATCCAAGAACAAAAAGGTGCAATCGGTCAAGGCACAGAGTCACAAATTGGCGTTGATGAATCTTATCGAAGAAGTATTGTGAGATTCATCAATAAAGGCGAGCATAATGGGCGTTATGATTACATCTTTGATTTTTTGTGGAAAACAGGACTGCTGGCAAATGATGATTTCTTCCACTTTAACATTACTAGATTGAATTTCGTACAATTTACTGAGTATAAAGACACCTATAAAGGTGAATATAAGGAACACCACGATGTGTTTTGGACAGCAGATCCTGTTTATCATAGAAAGATGTCGGCTGTTGTACAATTGAGCGATCCAAACACGTATGAAGGTGGGAATTTCGAAATTGTAGAAGGTTGCGCGAAACCACCAGTAGAAGATGTAAGAGCGCAGGGAACAATTTTATACATGCCTTCGATGTTTCGTCATCAAGTAACACCAGTGACAAAAGGGACTCGATATAGTCTTGTAGCATGGTTTGAAGGCAAGCATTGGACATAACTAAATAATAAGACGTCCAGGAGATTTAACTAAATGGCATCACCAGCATCTCGATCCGAACTTAAAGATTATTGCCTTCGAAAACTTGGTTTTCCAGTTATCGACATTAACGTCGATGATGATCAGCTTGAAGATCGAATCGATGATGCATTGCAAAAGTTCAAAGACTATCACTATGATGGCACAGAAGAAATTTATCTTGCACATCAAGTGACTGCAGGCGATATCTCAAACACCTACGTCACTCTCTCAGATAACATTAACGGAATCACTCGAGTCCTTCCTGTGAGTGCAGGATCTTTAAGTTCAACAAACTCACAAGGATTCAACATTTTTGATATTAACTATCAAATTCGCTTAAATGATTTCTATAATCTATTGTCAAGTTCATACACTTACTATGTGATTGCTCGTGAACATCTTTCGATGCTTGACCTCATTGTAACTGGTGAAGTGCCATTCTCTTACAATAAGAAAGTAAATCAGGTTAAGATCTTTATGGATTGGACAGGTCGCGTAAGTGCAGGAGACTATATTGTTTTCCAAGCATCAAGAATTGTCGATCCAGATACTTACTCAAAAGTTTTCAATGACTCATTCCTAAAAACATACACAACTGCATTGTTTAAGATGCAGTGGGGTAATAATTTATCAAAGTATACAAACTATACTCTTCCAGGTGGTTTGGTCGTCAATGGTGAGAAGATCTATAATGATGCTGTCGCTGAAGTTGAATTATTGCACACAAAACTTAGAGAAGAATACGAATTGCCACCACAAATGTTAGTGGGGTGATAAATGGGCACTTCAGTCTATTTCAATAATCAAAACGCATCTCGTGAACAAATCCTCATTGAGGATATGGTTATCGAATCAATTCGAAATCATGGCATCGATGTGTTTTATCTTCCAAGAGATTCTAGATCATCTTTTGATGAATTATTTGGTGATGATCCAGTTAAGTCATACACTAGTGCATATAAAATGGAAATGTACCTTGAGTCATTTCAAGACTTCGAAGGCAATCAAGAGTTTTTCTCAAAGTTTGGTCTTGAGATTCAAAAGTCAGCACGCATTGCAGTTGCGCGAAGAACATTTGAAAGATATATTCCAACGGCACTACGCAACACTCCAAAGGAAGGAGATTTAATTTTTCTTCCAGTTCAAAATAAACTTCTAGAAATTAGACGTGTTGAAGAAGAAAAGAATTTCTTCCAAGCAGGTAAAATTGCGCCATACATGTTTGGACTAAACATTGAGACATTTAAGTATAGTGGCGAATACTTTGACACAGGATTTGCAGAAATTGATATCATTGCAGATAACAATGCATACAATATTGAGTTTACAATGACTGCAGGTGGCAGCGGAACATTTGATTTAAATGAAGTTGTCTATCAAGGTGCATCTGTTGCCGCAGCAACAGCAAGAGGATATGTTGTCTCTTGGGACAAACCTACACGATTGCTTAAAATTAGAAATATTAAAGGTGAGTTTGCTGCTGGCACAATTGCAAAAGGTGCAAGTTCTGGAGCGCAGTGGACGGTCACTAGTGGTGACATTCAAGAAGATTCTAGCAACACATATGATGACAATGTTCGCATTGAAACAGAAGCAGATAATATTCTTGACTTCTCTGAGACAAATCCATTCGGTGAAGTCTAATGCTATCAAACATACACTTCTATCACAGAATTATTCGCAAACTTGTTGTTGGGTTCGGAACTCTATTCAATAACATACAGTTGAGAAAATATAATAAAGCTGGAACAGTGGAGATTGAAAGAATCGTCGTTCCGCTTTCTTATGCTTCTAAAGAAAAATTTTATGCTCGTCTAGCACAAGACCCTACCCTTGCAAAAGAAACACAACTCAATCTACCTAGAATGTCTTTTGATTTGACATCAATTGACTATGACCCAATTCGAAAACAAAGTCCATACAATTTGCAGTTTGCTCCTGGCGACGATGGTAATACAATTCGCACAGTACAAATCACACCATATAATTTTACATTTACGTTGTACATATATGTGCGAAATACAGAAGATGGAACTCAAATCATTGAACAAATTTTACCATACTTTAAACCAGACTACACAGTAAAGATGGATCTTGTTGGTTTGCCAACACTTAAAACAGATGTGCCAATTATTCTAGAGTCTATTAACTATGATGTTAATTCTACTGGACCGTCTGAAGAATTAAGAACACTCGTTTGGACATTAACATTTACAATGAAAGCGTGGATGTATGGTCCAATCACATCAAATGCTAAAATTATCCGCGAATCAACTGCTAATACATTTGACAGTTCTTATTATGGTACAAATGAGAGAAAAATATTCTTGAGCAATGGAAGTGGTGATTATAAAAATGGCGAGTTAGTCTATGATGGCAGAAGCGAAATTAGCGCAAATGCCACAGCATTCGTAAAAAACTGGAACAATACTTCCAATCAAATCGTTGTGACAGATGTCAGCGGTGTATTTGCAGTCAATTCATATATGCGTGGAGCTGTCTCAAATACATCATATCGTATCTCGTCATTCGACGTTAGCGACAACCAAATTATGAATTTAAGTGTTTCGCCTGATCCAAGCAGTGCAAATATTAATACAGCATTTGGATTTGACGAAACAATTGAATATTATCCGAATATTACATGAGCGAAACAGATAAAAATCTAGCAGAAATTTTAAACACTGATTATGTTCCTGTGGTAAGAGAGGAAAATAAAAGTGTTACTATTCATGAGCCAGACAGATCAGCTGATAATCCTGACGCTGACTATTCTCGTGCTAATTATTACAACCTTATCGAAAAGGGTAATGAGGCTTTGGAAGGCATTCTTGAAGTGGCGAAAGAATCGCAGCACCCAAGAGCATATGAAGTAGCAGCAAACATGATCAAGAATCTCTCTGATGTCACAGAGAAATTGATGATCCTTCAGAAACAGCAACAAGAATTAAAACCTAAAGACCCAGCAGCACCAACCAATATAACTGTTGACAAAGCAGTGTTCGTTGGTTCAACTGCAGATCTTTTAAAAAAGTTAAAGAATGAATCTGCCGAATAAATTGAAACATTATCTTGGGAATCCCAAGTTAAAACGAATCAACATGGTTCTTCAACTGACTGAAGAACAAGTGCGCGAATATGTTAAGTGCGCAGAAAACCCAATTTACTTTATTGAGAATTATGTTAAGATCATTACCCTTGACAAAGGTTTTGTTCAAATCAGTTTATATCCATTTCAGCGACAAGCAGTAACTGACATCAACGACAATCGTCGTGTGATCGTAAAAGCAGGTCGTCAGGTCGGTAAAACCACGATGGTCGTTGGATATATTTTATGGTACATTCTGTTCAATCAAGATAAGTTTGTTGCGATTCTTGCTAACAAAGCACCAACAGCGCGTGAAATTCTAAACAGAATTAAGATTGCATATGAAGCATTACCCCTATGGTTGCAGCAAGGCGTTCGTACTTGGAACAAAGGCGATATTGAATTAGAAAACAACTGTCGTGTGATGGCTACGTCAACTGCATCAAGCGCGATTCGTGGTTACTCTATCTCGCTACTATATCTCGATGAGTTTGCATTCGTTCCAAGTAATATCGCTGACGAATTCTTCACTTCCGTATACCCAACAATTTCTTCTGGTACACAGTCTAAGATTTTAATTTCTTCCACACCAAATGGAATGAATCACTATTACAAAATGTGGACCGAGGCAGTTGAAGGATTAAATGGATTTAAACAAATTGAAGCCAACTGGCGTCAGGTTCCAGGTCGCGATCAAAAGTGGGCAGATGAACAACGCCGTGTTCTTGGCGAAGAAAAGTTCTTGCAGGAAATGGAATGCGAGTTTATGGGTTCGGCTGGTACACTATTGTCAGCTGCAGCTCTCAAGTCTCTCGCATTCGTAAAACCATTACATTTAAGTGAGAACGGAATTAAGATCTACGAGCAGCCGATTGCAAATAGAAATTATGCGATTTCAGTAGACGTTTCTCGAGGAAAGGGTCTAGACTATTCCGCATTTGTTGTCGTTGATGTGAACTCTGTGCCGTATAAAGTTGTGGCTACCTATAAAGATAATAATATTAGTCCATTAGTCTATCCATCAATCATAAAAAGAATTGGCGATTATTACAACTCTGCATATGTTTTGGTTGAAATTAACGATAATGGTCAGCAGGTTGTAGACTCTTTATTCGAAGATTATGAGTATGAGAATATCCTCTCCACGGTTGATCTGAAGGGCAAGATTTCATTAACTTGGGGTTATGGAAATAAATCTCAAAGAGGCATTCGAACCACAAAATCTGTTAAAAGACTTGGCTGCTCAATCATGAAAAATTTGATTGAAGGTCAAAAGATTATTATTCAAGACTTTGATACAATCGCAGAACTCTCAACTTTTATTGCAAGGGGTGGTAGTTTTGAGGCTGAAGAAGGAAGTCATGATGACCTTGTAATGTGTCTCGTATTGTTTTCATGGATGACGAATCAATCATTTTTTGCAGATCTGAGCAATACAAATATCCGCGAAAAATTATATCAAGAACAAATGAGACAAATTGAAGAAGAGGCTTTGCCAACTCCACTTGCAGGTCATGTAGATGTTGACGTCGGAGAGCAGAGATTTGTAGAAGGTGGGGCAGTTTGGACATTTGTTGAGCGTTAAAAACCCCGTTTTACTAAATAAACCGTAGAATTTCTATCTCTCCAAAACAGGAGTAAAACAATGGCATTTTTAGTTTCTCCAGGAGTCAACACTTCTGAAATTGATCTTACAACATCTGTACCTGCGGTCGGCACGTCTGCTGGCGCAACAGTTGGAACATTTCGTTGGGGTCCAGCAAACCTTCCAACTCTAGTTTCAAGCGAAACTCAACTCGCTGAAAAGTTTTTTGCACCAGATACAACGACTGCAACATCCTTTTTATCTGCTGCAAACTTTCTAAGTTACGGTAATAACCTTCGCGTTGTTCGTGTTCTAAACGACAATGCAAACAATGCAGTTTCTACTGCCAGCGTAAACGTTGCAGTCGGAAACGACGACTCTTATTACGCTACAAGATACAGCACCGCGAATGCATCAGTCGCATTTGCTGCTCGTTATCCTGGTGTCATCGGAAATTCTCTAAAGATTTCTGTTTGCGATACCACAGGGCAATTCAACAGTTGGGCATACAAGTCTTTATTTGATGCCGCACCAAATACATCAAACTATGCATTCGCTGTAACAGGTCAGCGTAAAGCAAATGATGAAATGCATGTCGTTGTTGTAGACGAAGATGGCTTGTTTACTGGTGTTGCAAATACTCCGCTCGAGCGTTTTGCAAATCTATCAAAAGCATCAGACGCAAAAGACGATTCTGGCGCAAGCATTTTCTACAAAGAAGTTCTATATCGCAATTCTCGATACATCCACTGGCTAGGTCATCCTCGTGCTTCTGACGCAACGACAGATGGAAATACTTGGGGTGTTACAATTGCAACTGCAAATGCTCGTCCAGGTAATGCATTCTATTCACACGCAAATACCACAAACACCACGTTCTCTCTAACGAATGGTGCAGATGGATCAGCTGTTGTTGGAAACTTTACTGGTGCTCTTGATCTGCTCAAGAACGCAGACCTCTATGACATCTCACTAATGTTTGCAGGGGACTGTGGTGAATCTGCAGGGTTGAGTGATAGCGATCAACGTGTTGTTGCTAACAAATATCTTTCTGTTGCAAGCGCACGTAAGGATTGCATCTCTTTCGTTTCACCAGCAAATGCAAACGTAATTGGTACTAATGCTTCTGCGGATGCGATTGTAAACTATCGCAATCTACTAACAGATGCATCTTCTTACGGTGTCATGGACTCTGGTTGGAAGTATCAGTATGACAAATACAATGACGTCTATCGTTGGGTTCCACTCAATGCTGACGTCGCTGGTCTATGTGTCCGCACAGATCAACAACGCGATCCATGGTTCTCACCAGCTGGTCTAAATCGTGGTCAGATCCGCAACGTTGTTAAACTAGCATTTAATCCAACTGCTGCTGATCGTGATACACTCTATGCTAAAGACGTTAATCCTGTGGTTTCATTCCCAGGTGAAGGCGTTGTCCTCTTTGGTGACAAGACAATGCAAGGTCGTCCAAGTGCATTTGACCGTATCAATGTTCGCCGCTTGTTTATCGTTCTTGAAAAGGCAATCTCTCGCGCTGCACGTTCTAGCCTCTTTGAATTCAACGATGAATTTACAAGAGCACAGTTCGTGGCACTTGTTGAGCCATTCTTGAGAGATGTACAAGGTCGTCGTGGTATCTACGATTTCCGCTGTGTTTGTGACGAAACAAACAATACACCAGCAGTGATTGACCGCAACGAATTCATCGGTGACATCTATATCAAGCCAGCAAGAAGCGTAAACTTCATTCAGTTGAACTTCGTCGCTGTTCGCAGTGGCGTAGCGTTCGATGAAATCGTTGGTCGCTTCTAATAAATAGACTAGAATAAAGTCAGGAGAACACAATGGCTTTTAATGTATCTCAATTTCGTGCAAACATGCAGTTCGATGGAGCACGCCCTAATCTGTTTGAAGTGGAAATGGTGTTCCCATCATTTTCACTTCCTGGTGGTGCGTCTAGAAAGTTTAATTTCGTTTGTAAAACTGCGCAAATCCCAGGGTCAACAGTAGGTATTGTTCCTGTACAATACTTTGGACGTGAAATTAAGTTTGCTGGCAATCGTACTTTTGCTGATTGGACAGTAAACGTTCTAAATGATGAAGACTTTGTTGTCCGCAATGCGCTAGAACGTTGGATGAATGGTATTAATTCTCACAGATTTAATACTCGCCAAGCCAGCGCTGCAAACCCAGCTTCCTACTCTGCTGATGCTGTTGTACGACACTATGGTAAAACTGGAAATGTAATTAAAACTTACAGATTCATCGGTTTGTTTCCAAACGATCTTGCTCCGATTGACCTAGATTGGGGCAACAATGACTCTATCGAAGAGTATTCAGTGACATTTGCATATCAGTGGTGGGAAGCAGCAGCCGAATCAGTGGTTTAATTTTGAACATTTCTTTTATCATGGAGTCAACTTATGGCAACAATTAGCCTATTTGGTTGGGAAATCGTCCGCAGAAAAGAATCTGCGGACGTCCAACCTGCCATTACAGCCCCAACATCTGATGACGGTGCAATAGCAATCACCGCTGGTGGCTATTTCGGCACGTATCTTGATCTAGAACAAGCCTATAAATCAGAAAACGATCTCATTACTCGCTATCGCGAAATGTCAATGCAACCAGAACTTGAGTCTGCAATTGATGACATTGTCAATGAATCAGTTGTTCATGATGTGACAGGTAAATCAGTCACAATTATTCTTGATGATCTAGAACAACCAGACAACATCAAAGATATGATTCGTGTTGAGTTCGATAATGTTCTCAAACTTCTAAACTTCAGCAACGAAGGTAATGATATTTTCCGTCGTTGGTATATCGACGGCAGATTGTATTATCAAGTATTGATTGATCAAAAGCAAGCAAAACTTGGCATTCAGTCTCTCGTTTACATTGATCCTCGCAAGATCAAAAAAGTGCGCAATGTTCTTAAGAAAAAAGATCCAAGAACTGGCGTTGAAGTTGTGACAGGAACACAAGAGTTTTATGTCTACAATGATAAAGCAACGACACTTGGTCAAACAACAATCGCATCACCAACAGATGCTGGAATTAAAATTTCAACAGACGCAGTTGTAAATATCAACTCTGGTTTGATGGATCCAAAGAAACAAGTTGTCTTGTCGCACCTACACAAAGCAATCAAGCCACTCAATCAGTTGCGCATGGTTGAAGATGCTGTTGTGATCTATCGTTTGAGTCGTGCGCCAGAACGTCGTGTGTTTTACATCGACGTTGGTAACATGCCGAAAATCAAGTCAGAGCAATACTTGCGCGACATTATGACAAAGTTTCGTAACAAAGTTGTATATGACTCTGTTACAGGTGAAGTCAAAGACGATCGTAAGTTCATGTCAATGATGGAAGACTTCTGGATTCCACGTCGCGGTGAAGGTAAGTCCACAGAGATCACAACTCTCCCATCAGGTCAAAATCTTGGCGAATTGGCTGACGTCCAGTATTTCGAAAAGAAATTATACAAATCATTGAACGTTCCAGTTTCTCGTCTCGAATCGCAAACTGGATTTACGTTGGGGCGTGCTGCTGAGATCACACGCGATGAATTGAAATTTAACAAGTTTATTGAACGCCTCCGCGCTAAATTCACTTTGTTATTCGATGAATTAATGGAACGTCAACTTGCACTCAAGGGTGTCTGCTCTGTTGAAGAGTGGCAAGAATTAAAAGAAAAGATTCACTATGATTTCTTGAAAGATAACAACTTCTCAGAACTCAAAGAATCAGAACTCATGACTTCTCGCTTGCAGTTGATGCAGCTCATTGATCCATATGTTGGAGTGTACTTCTCTAAAGCATGGATTAAGAAAAAAGTTTTACAACTTAATGAAGATGAATCCGAGAAAATGGAAGAAGAAATTGCAGCAGAAGTTGCAGATGAGCCAACGCAGCCTATTGGTGTTGGTCAACCAATGCAACAACCAGCTGGCAGCGTTGGAGTTACCAGCTCTTCACCTAACGATTTAAATACAATGTTTAAATCAGAATTATCTAAATAATTGGAGTTAATATGGAAACGGTAGATTTAGTATCAGCAGTGATTGCAGGCGACAGAGAAGCAGCAAAAGCAGCATTCGACGCTCAAGTTGCTGCAAAGATGACAGATGCTCTTGAATTAAAGAAAGTTGAAATTGCAACATCCCTACTCACACCAAAAGAAGAAACAGTAGATGAACCTACAGAATCTCAAGAAGAAGTTGATGGAACAGCAAACGCAGATGCAACAGCAGAAGCCGAAGCAGCCACAACCGCAGAATCCGAGTAATCTAGCAAACGTTGCTCGTCTTGTTAGAAGGGGACTTCTCCCTTCTTCGGATTTGCCAACTTTAAAAATGGCAATGATCAACAGTCAACGTAAGGGTGATGTTGCAAAGTTACCAAAGAATCAGCGCGATGTTCTTCAGCGTTATAATGCAGCATTATCAAGCGCAGCATATGGATCACAAGGCTCATACGCTGCTGTTGCAAAAAACGTAGCAAAAGAAGATTTCGAAATCTCTAGAACAGAATATATCACTGAAGCATCACTAGGTTCTGATCCACCAATGATGCTCGTTCTAAAAAGAACAGGTGTTCGTATTTTCCCAGATGGAAAGCGTGTGGCATTGTATAAGAATGATAAACTTAATTTGTCATTCACAATTCCATATAGCAGCGTAGGTCCAGAACAAGAACTCGTTGGTGTATCAGAAGAAGTTGGAGATGTAATGGAAAGTCTTGAACAAGTTGCAAAATTTGCTCAACAAGACAACGTTACATCGAATTCTAGACACTTTAAATTTGCCGATGGTTCAAAATTAAAAGTCAGTCACGGTGCAGCAAAAGCCATTCATATGGTGCACGGTGCATTAAATCCAGAGAATCAAAAGAAATTTGCTGATATGCTTACAACGCCAAAAGGTTTTGAAAAAGCAGCACACTTTGCATTGAGTAAAGTCCAATTCACTATTGGTGGAAAATGAGTTTAATTTCAGAAACAGTAAGACAAATTATTGCTGAAGCAAATGTCCAGAAAATGGGCAGAAAGAAACTCATTCGTGCACGTGTTCGCGGTGGTAAAGTTCAACGTCGCAAAGTTGTTTCAGCTGTAAAAGGTTATACAATTCGTGGTGGCAAACTCACACGCATGACATCCGCTGAACGAATGAGAAGAAGAATTTCTCAGCGTAAAGCAAAGATTAAAAGAAAGGCAAAGTCAGCACGTGCTCTTATTAAAAGAAAGCGTTCAATTAGAAAACGCAAATCACTGGGGTTAAAATAAATGA